CACCATCATCAGAACGTATTTGATTTATATCTGCATGAATTCTACCATTATGTTCATGACTTAGAATAGTATCAATAAATGTAGTTCTAACCTTGTTTATTTTTCTAGCTTCTGCTACCATATTCACTACAGGATTTTCATGATTAGAAATAAAATTTTTAGTAAATGAAGGAGAGTCAGTCTTTTCAGTACGGCTATAAGATAGCTTCAGTTTGTCAAAAACTGTGGCGATTGATTGTGCTGCCCATATCTGAGTATCTACTCCTGTTTCTATTTTTATTTGTTGCAATAGGTTCTCTTCTTTTACTGCCAGTGCTGTTTTTAATTGATTGGCTTTGGACACGTCTACCCGCACCCCTAGGAAGCGCATATCGACTAAACAAGGAAACAGATCAGTCTCAAGATTAAATATATCTTGTAGATCATCTTCAACAATTATCTTTTTTAATTTGTGCCAAAGTTTTAGAGTTAGTTCAGCATCTTTCTCTCCGTATGCTCCAACTTCCATAGCAGGTAATCTCCACATATCTGCCTTAGGATCTAATCCTCTTTCTTTTGCAGCTTCTAATAATTTTGTTTCATTTTTTCCTTCACTCAAGTGATGCCATGACAAAGTATTGAGTGTATATGAAAATCTATTTTCATCTATTAATGATGCTGCAATCATAGTATCTATGATTAAACCATTGATTTTTATACCTAAACTACGTATCCAACATACGTCATACATTGCATTATGAAATATTTTTGTAGCAGGTGATTCGCAAATATCTTTTAACCATTCTAAAGTTTTTTTACGATCTAAGTTTGGTCCTTCTTCATGTGCTATGGGAAAGTATCCTTTGAAACCATCTACAGCAACAGCAATACCTACAACTTCACCATTACCAACTATAGAACCTGAACCTTTCTTTTTTAAATCTGGATCACGTGTCTCTAAATCAATCGCTATTTCATCTGCATTTCTTAAATCAGGAAATTCAGTTGGCATTAGCCATTCTGTATGTGGTACTATCATTTCTTTTTACTTATGTCTTTCATCTTTTTAATTTCTAATTCACAATAATGAATTATTTTTTCTAAGTCTTGTATACCATTTTTATTTTTATAACGGCACACATACTTAATAACATTTCCTTGGAAAAAAGAAAGTTCATTCTTAGAAATAAACTCATAAGGTTGAATGTGAAACGATTTATAATGATCCCCGCCGATCTGTTTATCTTGTGGAAATATATCATCAAACATTTTTTTATTTGTCATAGTGGATAGGTCTTTCTGGTTTTGGTTAGTTTTAATTTATAGAGATTATTTTTTGCACGTGTATAGGCTACGTACCAAACTCTATGTTCTTCGTCAGCTTTGTCTTGGCTTCGGTTCATTGATTTAATGACCTTATCACCCATATCTAAACAAAGAATTACGTTATCTTTCTCACCACCTTTTATAGCGTGTATGGTAGAAAGCCAAATTCTAGCAGGTTCATCTAAATTTTCTTTATTCTCTATAAGACGTAATAAATATTCTTTATCCTCATCATCAGCTAATTTAAATGCTTGAAACCAATTTACTTTTTTATTCCATTCAACTTCTCCAGTATAACTTTTAATATCTTTTACTTCTGCCTCAGATAATTCTTTGCCTTTACACCATTCCGTATAATTATTCATAGCTTTGTACAATGTAACTTTTATACTTTTACCCCTGTTACTTTCAAAATAAAAACCTTTTTCTATTAACATTTCTCCAATTTTTAAAACCTTGGATATAGTTCTAGATAATATTAACCATTTACCTTTAGTTAAATCAACTTCATCTATATTATATATCTCTTCACATTTACCTTTGTAATTTCTAGGATGATATATCTTCTGTTTCCTGATGCCTGTTATATTGTCTATGGCTACCTTAGATTGTTCTTGAACTGCTTTAGATATTCTTTTTGAATAGATTAATGTTTTTTCTTTAGCAGGTTCTTGTATAAATCTTTTAACATCAGCTCCGGCCCAGGCAAAGATTGCTTGATCATCATCTCCTGCTAAATACATATCTTTAGTTTTTGTTTTTAAAACATCATAAAGTTTCCACTGTAATGGTGATAGGTCCTGAGCTTCATCAATAAAGATAACATCAAACTCTGGAATCTTTTCTGGTTTATCTGTTAACATTTTAATCATGTCATTGAAGTCATATAACTTTTTTACTTTTTTATAGTTATTTAAATTTTTAGATACATGATCTAATTTATTCCAGTAAACGTCTCTTGGGTCATGTTCTTCTAAATTAAATTCATCTTTCAAATCTACACATCTATTATATGCTTTGTGAATAATTTGAAAGTATGGACTTTCAAAACCTAAATAAAAAGATTCTTCTTTGTTATATCGATCATAAAATTTTGTTTGTAAGTTTAATTTCTTTCCTACTTCTTCATAATGATAAGGTTGCATAATATCATCTTGTATCATTTCTAATTTTTCAAATGCTAATGCATGTAATGTTTTGAAGTATTTTAATTTTTTATTTTCAAATGGCATTCTTTGTTTTGCTTCTTCTGCAGCTTTTTTAGTAAAAGCAAAATAACCTATACGATCTAATGGCACTCCTTTTCTTGCATATGCTTTAGCTCTAGATATTAAACGATATGTTTTACCGGTACCTGGAGGACCATAATATTTATAAATCATACAATTGATTCTTCACTTTCAATAGCTATTGTCTCAGTTACTTCTTCTGGTTTATCAAAAATAAATAAAGGTATTCTTACAACTTTGATAGGTTTAAAAGATTCACCATTATCATCTTTACCTGGAAATCTTTTAGGTGCACTCATCAATGCTCTTTTTTCTTTGTCAGGATCTTCTGCATCAAACAATTGATATTCAATCATGAAAGATGTTTTTTGTTGATCATACTTCCATTCTTCATTCTTTAATTTTTCATAAAACTTTCCAAGTACAAACCATGCAAATTTTTCTTGAACTAATGGTCTACCACTTTCAAAAGACATAAAGCTTGTTGCCTGAGCCCCATAAATATGTTTCTCCAATAATTTCTTTAATATCTCTAATGGACTTGTACCTTCCGCAGGCTCTATAATTTCTACTTTATCTTTAGGATTACTGATTGCTTTTAATAACAAATCAAACTGATCTTGTTTAATTGTTGGTGCTGTAATTAAAGCTTGTTCAAACAATACAGTTTTAAATTCCTGTACTTGAGTTAGTTTATATGTATTTTTTACATAAAGTTGTACAGTATCTCCTTCATCATTTTCTACTGTAACTCTCCATTCTGGATTAGGTTTGTAATTTATTTTTTGTAAATTACTCAATGTTGGATAGTTTGCTTTCTCTCCAGATAACACACCAAACTTTCTTTTTGCACAAATTGCTTTCATACAATTAGGTTCTAGTAATGGATCTGTACAAGTAAAACCTTTGTTTTGTTTTTCCCAACTAGCTATCTTTGATTTAATATGATCATCTGTCCAATGTTCATCAAATTTAAAATAGTTTCTACCTGCTTGTATGATCATTTTCTTCCAAGTATCTGGATATTTCTTTTTAGCAAACACCATATAGTTATATAAGAATCGATCTCGACCATCTGTAAATGTCATTTGTTCTTTAGTTAATTTTTGTAGACAAGGTGGACCATCTTCAAATTCTTCTCCACCACCTTTTAATTCTTTATAAACTAAATCTTGTTTTATCTTTTTAAAACTTTCTGGATTAACTAAATTTAATTTAACTGTTTCCACAAATTTTTGGAATGGCATTAGTGTACCATCTACGTCTAATGCTTTTCTATCATCACCATTGTATGGTAAATTTATAAAGTTACCATTGGATAAAGTTCCATCACTTGATTTTAATTGAGTTTGTTTAGGAAATATTTCTGTACCTTGTGGTAATTTAAATACAAACAATAGTTCTTCTAAAAAGTTTCTGATGTCTTTTGCTTTAACCAACCGAGTGGTGAACACATATAAATGTAATCCACCACTCTTGGATAGGACAGGGATGATTGGTAAGCTTTTATCCTGAATGACATCAAGATAAAATTTTCTATCTATTGGATATTTATCTACATCAATTGCACCAAATCTAGCTAACCCTTCATCAGTACAAGGTTGTATTCCAATTGATCTAATTCCTTTAATATGATCTTCGTAATCTTTATCAGTAATGGGTATCTTAGCCCATTCATGTTTCCATTTTTTCTTGCCTGTTATTTCGTCAATGTATCCATCATCAACTTTACAGACACCATAACTTCTCTGTAATCCCGTAAAATATTCTATGTAATCTTTCATATATTCCTGTCCGTTTAATTTTAAAGGTGGGCCAGTCTCCCGGCCCTACCTTTTCTCGCAAGTGTTCCCTTAGGGAATTAGATAATATCTTCAGATTTACCTTCTTCAACTTTCTCATACTTAGGTTTACTTACCCCAGTTGATACTTGTTTTTGAAATTCTTGAGCCATCATGTATATAGCTGCATCTTTTTCATTTGATACATCTAACATTCTAACCATTGAAGGTTTATACACATGCCAAGTTTTATCTCCTGCATTTTTTTCTGCTGTTTGTAATTTAAACACTGCAGAATATGCTGCCGGTTGGAAAGAACCTTTATCATCTGTCATTCTTAAATTAGAAATCAGATCATTTAGTTTTCTAGCCGGTGTAAGATTAGATGATCTCATAGTAATCACCGCTTTTCTTGGTGTACCATCTACCATTGCAATGATAAAGAAATACATAGTCTTCTCAATATAATTACCATTAGATAATCTATATTTGATTCCTCTCATTTCTTCTTTTGCATCTGCAGGTGGTGTTAGATGTGTTCCAACAGGTGCTGATGGACTATCTCCCATCTCTTGCCATTCTGGATATCTAGTTTGTGTATGTGCTACAATCACATCTAGACCCTTATTACCATCAATTGGAGTTCCAAAACTATTGGAATAAATCATTCCAGGTTCTGCTCCAGAAACGTGTTTAGCACTTCTTGAGTTACACTCCGGTGATAGTTGATGTAAGATTTTCAGAATTGGTGTTGATACGTCTTCTGATTTAATTTCCTCTGCACCTTTGCCTGAATCAGCTCTAAGGTTTA